GCTCTTTTTATGGCGGCAGACAACGAGCAGCTGTCGGAAGGGCAAGTAAAAAATCGATTGACCAAATACAAAGGCGGGGTGTAAGCATGACAATTCAACGTGAACGGCCGGGCGTAACGGTCGAACTGATCGCAAAGGCAAAAGAACGAGTAGTACCAAAGAGCGGTGTTGTTCTGGTTCCGTACCAGGCAGAGTGGGGAGCGCCGGATGAACTGGTGAAGCTGGGCAGCTACGAGGAGCGCATGGCGCAAACGTTTGGCAAAGCGGATACGGTCGAACTTGCGGCAGAAGGCGGGGCAACCGTCCTGGCGTATCGCATGACGAACGGAACAGCGGCGAAGGCAGCTTACGAGCAGGCGAATGCCGTGCGGATCGAGGCGCTTTATCCGGGCTTGCTGGGCAACGAATTGCGCGTCGTCATCGTCGCTTCTACTTCCGAGCCGGGCAAAAAGGAGCTGCAAGTAAAAGGGCCGCTGCAAACCGAGAAGTTTTCGTTTGCGGATGCAGATGAGCTGGTGGCGAAAACAAGCCAGTCGCTTTACGTGCGCGTGAAAAAGCTGGGCGATGCGGCGATTGCCGTAGCTTCCGAAGCGAATTTGACAGGCGGCACCAGCGGGACAGCGGCACTCTCGGCAGCGGATTCCAGCAAGCTGTTCATGGCTGTTTCCGGTGCGGATTTTGACGCCATGTACTTGCCGTTCGACGATGCTTCCGTGCAGGCAGCGGCCAAGCAGTTTATGAGCGATCGCCGCAAGCTGGGCAAAAAGCTGAGCACGCTGGTCATTGGCGGCAAGGCTGCGGACGATGAAAACATGGAGAAGCATGTGGAGCGCTCTGTCGCGCAAAATGCCCGTTATGTCGTCAATTGCGCCATCGCTGGCCAGCACAACAATGGAAACACATATGGCAGCCTGCAGTGGGCGGCATGGGTAGCGGGCATGATCGCGGCGACGCCTGCGCACGAATCGTTGACGGCGGTTGTCGTGCCGCTGAAAAAAGCGCTGAAAGACTGGGGCCACACCGACATTTTGCAAGCGCTCAGCTCGGGAACCTTGGTCGCCACCCGTGACGGCGAGGTGTACATCATCGAGAGCGCCGTGAACACGTTGGCTGTTTTGGGTGCACACGAGCGGGAAGATTACGGCAAAATCCGCGTCAGCATGACGCTCGACCAGATCGTCAACGACATCAATGCAGTCGGCAAAAAGTACAAAGGCAAGCTGGGCAACAACGACCTGGGCGGTGCGGTGTTTGTGTCTGCGGTCAACGCTTATTTGACCGTGCGCGAGCAGCAAGGCGCGATTGAGACAGGCTGGACGTTTACAGACAAAAAGAACGGAAACGGCGATCGCCGCGGCTTCCTGCTGTCGGCCAAGCCATTGGATGCAATCGAATACTTTGACATTGACTGGGAGGTGCTGTAATTGGCTATTGCACGCGATATCAAACTGAAAAATTGCCAAGTTTACGATGAAAATGGAGATCCGATCTACGGAACACTGGAGGGCAAAATGGTCCTCAAGGTTGAGTACGGCGACACCAACCGTCTGCAAAAAGGGAAAATCCAGACGGTCAATGACTGGCATGTAGAGGTCACGCTGAAAATTACGGCTACCAACGCCGCTTTGAAATACTACTGCGTCGAGCAATTGACCCAGGGCAAAACGCCTGTGCTGCCGTTTTTGATTGGAGAGACGCTGGACAAGGAAGCGGGCAACTCCGAGCGCGTCCGCATTTCCAACATCGTGTTGAATCCGGAAGAAATCACGCTGTGGGAAGCGAAGGCAGACGGCAACGATCACGCTACCTACGACCTGAAAGGGATGTCCATCGACAAGCCGGACTACCTGGATGAATTGCCAGCTTACATCGAATAGGAGGAAGAGACATGAGCAAACTGCAAAAATATTTGGCAAAAGCGAATGAACAAGCGCCGCGCAAAGAGGTGGTTGTCGTCATCGACGGCGACGAATGGAAAGTGCGCCAACTGAACCTGTCCGAGCTGCGCGAATGCGAGCGCATGGCAGACAAGGGAGAAAAAACGGACTGGTTCCTCTACAACGACGCCCGAATCGTCAAGGCGACCGAGCATGAGTTTCCGTGGAACCAGGAAGAGCTGAAAAAGGCGTACAAGGCCGGAACGAAGTACGAGCTGGTGGAGAAAATTTTCCGCGACAATCCTGAGGGATACAGCAAGCTGCTCCAGGCAGTGCGCGATGTAAACGCAGGCCAGTCGGAAGAAGAGGCCATTGAAGAAGCAAAAAACTGATCCGATCTGACGGAGAGGCTTGGCACATGTGCCGCGCTTTTTTAAGAGGCCGGGGCCGTCCGTCGGATCTGTTGGAGTACGATGTGGACGCGTACAAGCAAAAGCTGTTCGTGATGGCTTGTCAGATGGTCGAGCTGGAGGATGAGGAAAGGGCCGGGTGAAGGGGCTTGGCTTTTTCCGATCCCGCTTTAGGATATAAAAGGAAGTTGGATGACAGTTAAGACAGGAGGTGAAATGAATGGCAACAGATGCTGCTAGATTGAAAGACACGCGTTCGGAAATGAAGCGCATGCTGCACGAAATGGGCGCGATGACCAAGGAAGTAGGCCGAGCAGGACGGGAAATGCAGAGCATGACCAATAAGCTCTCCGCAGGACTTAGTCGAATGAAGAGCGACGTTCAGAAAGTCAGGGCCAGCATGGATGAGCTGAACAAAGTGAAGCCTAAAGTCAAATTTGTAGACATTGCCCCCAAGTTTGACGACATGAAAAAGGAGTGGGCCAACTTAGGGGGACTCTGGAATGGTGTTGCTTTTGGCACATCGATGGATGGAGTCAAAACGGAAGCCAAGGCTGCGGGGCAAGAGCGGGCTATTTATGCAGGCAGTGGAAAAAGCGCTGCGGAAATGAGAGTTTTCGAAGAGATGGCCGCGAAATTGACAAGGCTCAATCCTTATCTGACCGAACCCGCGGCGATGGCTCTGATTGCAAAAAGCGGGAACGTCGATCCCAAAATGGTGGAAGAGGCAGCTAGACTGGCTGTCACGACTCGTCTTGCCGGGGAAGAAAGTGTAAGAATGATGACAGCGATTGGCGCCGCAACACAGGCTGATGCCAAACCTGAACAACTGGCGAATGCGCTTCAGTATATGAACAATGCGGGAGCAGGCAATCTTAGCCTCAAGCTGGTAGATTCCCTCGCGCAATTCAACACAGCGAATGGCAAAATGCTGAATACCCCAGAGAAACTGGCTGCCGTGGTCGGAGAAATCAGCCAGCTGTCCCTGAATAGCAAGGAGTTTGGCGCCCTGTTGATCAAGGGTCAGGAATATAACGCCAATGGTGGACTTGTACAGCTTCTTGCATCCAAATACGAAAAGCAAATTCAGGAGTCTGACCCGGAAAAGAAACTAACCGACGAGCAGAAAAAAGCCATGGCACAACAAAGAGCCGAGGAAGATTCCAAAAGGCTTGCTATAGGGCTGGCTTCTACAGACAAAGACGAGCAGCGAATCGCATTGGGAAAAATGATGATGCTGATTGCTGCCTCTTCGAACGCGGCGGAACAGCAAAAAGCCATGGCCAGTCTGGGCGGCGATTCGGGAAATATTGTGGAGAAGACGGTCAAGATTGCCTCCGGCGATATGAAGCCAGAGATGAATAACGAGGTAGATAAAGCATATGCAGCTTCATCCCAGGCCGACCCGTTTTTTGCTACGCTTCAGGCTCAGGCAGAGGCGAAGCATGAGGCGATGGACGCGATCGGAAAAGTAACTAGCGATTTGTCGGGTGTCACTGCGCTGGTCTCCAAAACAGCTGCACTTTTCACCGGCTGGTTCAACAGTTGGGATGAGACGGTAAGGAAAGGTGCCGTATATATGGTAACGGCTGTGACCGTCATTTTGACAGTCGGTGCCCTTGCAACAAACATCTGGACGAAAACGAAAGCTTTTTTCACTACGGTAGGGGGGCTTATAGCCAGAATAGGCAAAAAAGGAAAAGCAGCGGAGGAAGAAAAACCGCTCAATCCGGATGCAGGAGGAAAACGAGAGTGCTGCTGCTGTTGCTGCTGCGACGGTTCTGGCGCAGGTGGTAAAAAGGGGAATAAATCCAACAATAAGGGTAACAAAAAAAATAACAGCAATAAAAACAGGAACGGGTCGAACAAGTCTGCTGCTGGTAATGAAGCGAACAAGCAGACGGGAGGCAAACGCAATGCAACCGCAGTTGGTGCAGTCGCAGGCGCAGCTCCTCTTGGCATCAGTGCAGCTGTGCCAGGTGCTTCTCCTCTAGACATGATGCCTGAACTGCCGGACATGACTGAACTGGATAGTGGCGGCCGAGAGAAAGCGGATAAAACCGAAAAAGCCGGAGGAAAAGGCTCCTGGAAAAAGATCGCGAAGGCAGGATTGAGAAGGGTACCGCTCGTTGGAACCTTGCTCGGTGTTGCGACAATCGCCGGATCGGAAAATAAAGTGGATACGGCAGCACAAGTAGGTGCAGAAGCGCTTGGTGGATGGGGAGGCGCAGCTGCTGGCGCGGCGATGGGAGCTGCTGTAGGCTCCATTGTTCCGGGACTTGGGACAGCAATCGGAGGAGCGATCGGCGGCATCATTGGTGGCTTCGGAGGTTCTATGGCGGGAGGCGCGATCTATGACACAGCAAAAAATTGGTGGCAGAACAGGTCGCTTGCGAAAGAAGGAGATACAGCACAAAAGCAGCAGCTTTTCGGAAAGGAGCGGCGCAGGACACGCGCACCTCAAGCAGCGCCGCAAAGGTCAACTGCCCCTGCCTATTCACCAGCAGGAAATCCGAATGCAAAAACACAGAGCGTCTCCTTGACGATCCCACAACTGACAATTTCTTTGCATGCGGACGGTGTGCTGCAAGATATTCCGACGATGCTGAAAATGCTCAATGATCCAACTGTCAGCCAAAGAATCAGAGCGATCATCGAGAGGGCACTGTTGGACGCGCTGGAGACAAGAGGAGGAGTGGTGACATGATTCGCATGCAAGGCAAATACACACTGACATTCCCGGTCACTCCAGCCGAAATCCAATTTCGCGGCTACGGTAACGATGTCGAAGGCACCACGTCGATCACGTTGCTCGCCGCCAATCGCATCTCGGCCAGACGTCCGAAATCGATCAGTTTCGATTTCTTTTTGCCGGGAGACATTACAGCTCCTTACATCGAGGTCAAAGGCTACCAAGGTCCGAGACCGTGGCTTGCCGGATTGGAGCGGTTGACAGGATCAGAGGTGCTGCTGACGATCGACGAGTTGAATCTCGCCTGGAATGTGCTGATCGGGCCGTGCGATGGCAAGTTTCAGGGGAAAAACGTCGATTTTCACGGCTCGATTGAGCTGCCGCTGTTTGTAAAAGACGAATTTATTACCTGGAGCAACCAGACGCAGCTTCTCTCCCCTGGCGCCGTCATCTCGCGGCAGCAGCCGGCTCGTCCCAATACGAGCGGCAAGGTAGCGAAAAAGACGAAGAAGCAGAAGGCGATGACTCAATCTGCTGGCAGCAGCCGGGCTGAGGACATGCGCATGCGGATTCAAAAAAAGCTGGAAGACGCACACGGATTTTAACGGAGATGATGAGATGAAAGTCATATATGGGAAGGAACAGACTCGATATGACCTTTCCCCGGCTGTCACAGAGCTGTCCTGGTCATCGTCCCGCGGGCAAATCGCCGGGCAGTTGAGTGTGCAAATCAAGGAAGCCCCGCCCCTGCAAGCGGCGGGCTTTTTGATGCTCTTTTCCGGCGATCAGCTAAAAGAAGCGCAGCAAATCTTCCACGGTCCGCTTGTCCGCCTCGATCGCGACGATCGGACTGGGGATTTGTCCGCGACAGCTTACGAGCTTGGCTGGTATTTGCAAAAAAACGAAGTCTCCCGCATCAAGCTGGACGGCGATGCCGGAACGGAGCTGGCGCGAGTCATCAAGGCGGCGGGCGTGAACATAAGCTGCCCGCCTTTTGGCTTCACGACCAAAGAGCGCATTGCTCCCCAATCATATACGGCTCTGTTCACATCGCTGACCGAGCAAGCGTACGAGAAAACAGGCGCCCGCTATTTCGTGCAGTACCAGCGCGACAAGCTGACCGTTTTGCCGGAGGGGGCAAACCCGATCGTTCCGCTGTTCAAGGCAAGCTTGCTTTCAACAAGCTCCACAGGCGAGAGCATCGAGGATGTGTACACGGTGGTGACAGCAGAGCGCTATCAGGACGACAAGGTGGCGAGCAGTGCGACGAAAGCGAACGAGAGCCTCGTCAAGCAAATTGGTCGCATGCAAAAGGTCATCGACGCCGGGGAGGACAAAAATGTTGCCGCTTTGGCAGCGAAGCAGCTTGCCGAGCTGTCCAAAATCCCGCTGACAAGGTCGATCTCGGTCCGTCATGAGGACGAGCAGGCGGCAAGGCTTCGCGCAGGCTGGCTGATCAAGATCATGGAAAAGAACAATCAGACCATTACCGATTGGATCGTCACCAGTTGCAACGCTCACTGGAAAGGCGGGCAATACACAATGGATCTGCAACTGGAAAGGAGGACGTAATCATGCAATCCGTCATTGCAAAGCTCAGGGGATATACACAGGACGGGCTGGTGAACACCCGAGGGGAGTTCGGACAGCTTTTGTCGCTCACGCCGTTGTCCGTCAAGCTCGACGAAGACCCAACGCCTTTGGAGCCGGATGAAATTGTCGCCTTGCGCTCTGCGGAGTTGCGCCAGGAGGACGTAGGGAAAAAGGTTGCCCTGCTTTCCTGCACAAACGATCAATACCTCCTGCTCGGGGTGGTGGAATGATGTTTCCCCAGTTGACGGGCACGGAAGACATTTTGACGGCGCAAACGGACGAGCCGATTCCCTGGACGTATCAGTTCGATTGGGAGACGAAGCAGTTGAAGCAAGGGCCAGATGGCCGCTATTTGCGCACGAGAACATATGCAGAATACTTGCAGGAGACGGTGCACAAAATTCTCCACACCCGCCGCTTTCGCTACGCGATTTACTCGGAGCGGTACGGGGTGGACTTTTTGGCGGAAAAAGGCCGGATGCGCTCCGGTTTGTCATTGCCGACGATCAAGGCGCAGACCGAGGAAGCGCTGGAGGCACACAGCGAGATTGAGCGCGCTGTCGTGCAGGACATTCGCTTTGCGGGCGGCCGGGTCATTTTGCAACTGGAGATAGAAGGGACAAGAGGCACAACGCGATTGGAGGTGGATGCATGGCAACGATAGACAGACCTGAAATGCCGATTTTGCGGGAGACGCCCGACCAGATTTACCAGCGGATCGCGAACCGGATGGCTGTGCTCGCGCAGAAGCGCGGGGAGACGCCGCCGGCTACGGGGGAGGGGGAAATCCACTACGATTTGGCCTACCCGATTGCCGAAGAGCTTAGCGAGCAGCAGCAGCTTTTGGAGTACGGCTTTTTGCAAGCCTTTCTTCCTTGGGCAGACGGTGAATATTTGGACGCGTCAGGCGTCTTTTTTGGCCTCCCTCGCAATGAGGGAGAAACTGACGATGCCTATCGCAAACGTTTGCTGGATCGGGCGCGCTCCGAAGAAGGCGACGGCCGCCGCCAGGACTATGAGCGCTGGGCGCGAAACGTTGACGGCGTAGGCGGAGCAGTCGCTGTAGAGAAAGCGCGGCACGATCTGTCGATTGATCTGTACATCACGGATGCGAGCGGTCAGCCCGCCACGGAAGAGCTGGCGAATACTGTGCGTACCAAGCTGGAAGACAAAAGGCGGGCTTTGCACGAACTGCGGGTGCTGCCAGCCAAGGTTTATCCCGTTTCGATTGCAGTGAAGCTGGCGCTGCGCCCCGATGCTGAGCAGGCGAAGATCGAGGAACAGATTGCTGCCCAAGTGAAAACGTATTTGAAAGGGCGTTCGCAGATCGTGTACCAGCAGATCGGGGCGCTCTTTTTCGTGGACGGGGTCGTCGACTTTGCGGATTACACGCTGAACGGCCAGGAAGCCAATTTAACCGTGCCTGCTGACTCTGTCGCTTCGCTCGCTTTGGCGGTGACGACATGATCCCAGAACGCTACAGGCAAATGTTGCCGCCGCAATGGTACGAGAACAAGGTAGCGGAGTATCATTTCGAAGGCACAGCAACCGCAGTCGATGCTTTTCATGCGGAGCGGGAAGACGTTTTGCGGCAGTTCCATCCGTGGTCAGCGACCTGGGGTCTGGATGTTTGGGATTGGATTTACTTTGGTCAAAAGCAGCTGCTGGGTGTTGAGGAGCGGCGGAAGAATATACGGCAGAAGCATTGGGCGTACCTTGGCTTTACTCCAGGTGTATTGCGGGCGATTGGCTACAGTTCGTCAGCATTCAAGCAGGTACGAATGGTCGAGGATTTTGAAAAGAAAGTGATTCGGTACGTTTACCCGGTCGAGGACCGTTTCGATACCAAAAATGCGGTACAGGCCGTCGAGAAAATCCGGCCTGTTCATTGCAACGGGGTTGCGTTCGAGCCTGTGTCGCTGGAGAGAGTTGAACTTCGGGACGTGCTGGTTGTTGGAATTAAAGAGTACCACAAGGTCAGCGAGTTTCGTGTAGGGATGACCCCAATCAAACGATACGAGGAGGTGGTCAGATGATTACGCACAGTTATCTACAGACTATACGAAACGACCTGTTGGCGCGGATAACGGGAGGCGATATCCTGCTGAATAACACTGTTTCCGTCCCAATCCATGCTGCATCTATTTCGCAGCATCCGACTGCGGGTGTTCATGATGCAATTGCCTTAGAGGTGTCAACGCAGAACGTCACCAGCGTTTCGGTTATCACTAATGCAAAAATCCGAACGAGTACAGGGGTAGTCGTCGCAGAAAAGACGGCCACTATTGAAATGAACGGTGCGCAATTCGTGAACCTGACTTTCGTTGTCGATGTGAGAGGAGGGGCGTAAGATGTCATACAATGCCAAAATGGACTGGAAACAAGATGACCCAGTAACGGAAGTGGACATAAACCGTTGGGAACAAGGTATCGCGGACGCTCACGCTGCTATTGCAGTGCTCACCGCTGATGTATCGAACCTGAAAACTCGCGTGAACGTTATCGAGAGCACGTTGCCAGAAAATTTCTTGCATAACCACTTCAAGGATGATCTTTCTACGATTATCGGGATCAAGGTGATTCGGGGTTATTACAACAAGGCGCAAAGTAGGTTGGAGGTATAGCGGAGTGCAAACGAAGGATGCAAAAACAGTCGCTCAACCGAACGACTTTTGGAAAGGGGGAGGAACATGGCAATAAAGTCGATGTCTTATCCAGAGAGTACCTCTCAATCACAAACTCAGGTACTAACATTACCAAATCTCAAGAAGATAAATACAGTTACTGTAAATACAGGTACAGTTTCCTATTCGTTAACTGGCAATACCTTAACCTTTACTCTCAAAAATGGTGCAGTTTCGAGAACGGTTCAGACTGGTGGATCGGTCTCGCACTCAACGTATAAGACAGATTCTCGAACGTCTGTTGGCGATAGCGCGACGGGCTGCTCTGGTGCATACGGGAACGCACTGGCGGCATTACCCGGCGCAATCTATTACAATGATGGTACGTATTCCGGTACTCTTTCAAGGATCAGTACTAGCAACGGCAGCTGCACGAAAATGTTAGACTCTTGGTTCGCGGAAGTAACCGCTACATACGGTGGAACGGTATCGTCGGCGGATACTAGAACTTACGCATACTACTATCAATATAATGTCACAGTTGACTATGTGGATAATAGTCTCCCTTCCATCACATTGGCGCAGCCAACTGACAACCTTGCTTTGACCGAAGGCAGCACATACAAGTTGGAAGGCAGCGTGTCTGATGCAGACGCTGGACAACCCCTCTCAGTCAAGTATTCCATCGGCGGCGGACCGACGCAGAGTATCACACTCGGAACATCTGACGGAACAACAGCGAAGACATTCAGCAAAACGTTGACATACTCACAGGGGCGTTTCTGGGACGGGACGGCTGACGTTTCTGGCCTGTTACCAGCAGAAGTGTCCTCCATACAAGTGTGGGTGAACGATGGCAGCGATGACTCAGCAAAAGTGACTCGAAACTTCACCGCAGTGCAAGAGGATGGCAAGCTGTATGTTCCAGTCAATGTGGTCAGTAAGGCTCATCTTGTTTCTCAAATGGCTCAGCCTGTTCGTTTGAACAATGGGTGGCTAGTGGGGGCCGTTTATGATTTTACAGGAAAAACCATTTATTTATACAAGTCAACCAATAACGGAAAAGCATGGGCGCAATTGTGCTACGTGAGTAACGGAAGTAGTGACTTGACCTACTTCTCGATCGCATCAAAGGATAGTGTAGTGTGTATTGCATTTTCGACAGGAACCGCAGATATCAACCTTATCGCAATCGACGCAATCTACGCAACGAACACGAATCTATGGGGATTGAACGCAAGTTGGGTTCTGTATAAAGGTGCAATCGACTCGGGACAAACCGCATTTAATGGCATTGACCTAATAGTCAACTCTCACGGTTCCGAACTTTGGTGGGCAGCCAGCACGAAAAACTCAACACTCCCAAACAGTTTCAACATTCGCACTGGTTTCCTTGTATTTTTGTCGAACGGGACGCTTGATCCGTCGCCTGGTTCAGCTAGTCAGTTGACGTACTATGATGCTTCAGGTACAAACATCACCAGTCCATGTGTAGCGTATGTATTAGAAAATCCTGCGATCATTAGCGTATGGTCAAGTGCCCCAAACAACTACGGAATTTACATTAACTTTTATCTCGGTTTCGCCTGGGACCCATCCAATGACGGACGTGGAGTGATGATTTACGACGGCGGGGGCTACCCTCAAGCAAGTCCTCAAGCAATTACCACACCAAACGACAAACTGCATGTTGTTTGGCACGGTACAGATTCCGATAATACGGTTAGCCCTTACATTCGATACAGCAACTCAACAGACGCCATAACCTGGCCCGCCGCGCCGAGAAAGCTGGTAAAAGGACAGAACGCTAGCATCACGTCTGACAAAAACGGAAAGCTATCGATAACCTACGAAGACGGCGGCTATATCAAGCGGATCGAGTCAACGGACGAGTTCGTCACATATCAAGGTCCGTTTTTGGTCGGCGCAGGAACCAAGCCAGCGACGTTTTATGACCAGTCGTTCCAGACTGACTTCTCGGTGCCGCCAACGCTTTATCAAGCGGCCGGAGCAGTAAAATACTACGGCGTCCTAAACCCGAACAAGAAGCCTGTCGTCACGCTGACTACGCCTGACAACCAGACGCTGACCGAAAACGCTACACTTTCTGTAGCTGGTAGCGCACTGGATCAGGACGTAGACAACGCAGTCACCATCAAATACCGCATCAACGGCGGCACCATCCGAAACATCGCATCTGGAGTTTCAGACGGCAGCACGCCTCTTTCTTTTGCTCGCGATCTGAGGTACAGCGGCAAAAGGATGTGGGACGGCGCGGTCGATGTCGCTGGCGTCGATCTGGCGGAGAACACCGATCACACGCTGGCAGTCTGGGCCGAAGACGACAAAGGCGGCAAAAGCGCGGAAGTCACGCGCAAGTTCCGCGTGGTCTGGAACCGTCCGCCTACGATCAGCGGTCAAAACAGCGACCTTGGAACGCTTACGGAGCGGCCGACAGTCACATATTCAGCCGCAGACCCGGAAGGCAACTCCTTCACCTTCACCGAGTACCTAAACGGCCAGCAAGTCAGGTCATTCGCCGGGACAGATGGTCAGCAGAACACCTTCGAGCTGACACATGATGCATGGATCAAGCTTGATCTCGACGTACAGCACCAGTTGAAGATCGTCGCTACGGACAGCGCAGGCATTTCATCCGAGCGCGTCTACACTTTTACCCGCACCGAGACACATCTGGAGTTCATGCTGGACTACAACAACCCGGATGTCGCTGCCTTCTTCACAGTAGATGGCATGCCGGAGCGAATCCTGTTCACGCTGGAGCGATACTTGCCGCCCGACTCTGAGATCGAGAGTTTGCTGGTCACAAATAACTATCTCGATGCTACGCCTACCTGGGAAGATGCTTGCAATGCCGTAATCGGTGGCCGCGGCTACATTTTCACAAACAAGACGAAGACAGCAGCCGACTGGGCTATTTGCGTATGGGTCACCCTTGCAAAAGGTTCTGCCACGCAGCGAGTCCACGTCTATGGATATGGGGGTGCTTTTGACTGATGAAGTTCAGCAATCAAGAGTCCATCACGGAAATTCGCAAAAAGCAGCAGGAAACGCCGGAACAAAAGATTGTCAGGCTGGA